CCACTGCCGTAGCGTTTTCATCTACCTTTAACTCATAACCACCACCGATAATTGCGTTAGTTTTAAAGTCAATGATTGACGAATGCAAGGGACTTGTGTAATAAAGTTGGTTAATCATTTGAGGATACAAGTTGTCGTCGCCAAATCTGATATAACCATTAGTTTGTTGCCTTGCGTTTACATACGGAAGACTTAAATTGCCACCTTTAACTTTTAAAAATGGTGTTGAGAAAGATTGATAGCTTGATGTTTCTGTCATCTCTACACTTGTACTTTTCCCGATGTTGAATCCAAATAATTTCATTCGTAAATTGAATTTATAACTACTCCAGTAACAACCATTCGCCCTTCTTCAACCGCTATCAAGCCAGTTTCATCGTCAGGTAAAGTCTCACTTTCATAGATTGTATATGTATATTGCCCAATGTTAAACGAATCGCTTGTCGTTTCATCCATTAGGAATAAGTTATATCTGTTTGTATGTTCTGAAATGTCAGTACCAACCCATAAAATAGGGTCACTCGCTTTGTTGTACTCATTTTGAAACACGAATAAATAATAAGGATTGCTTATTGTAGTCGACTCCGACAAAGTCAAACATATTTTATTCTCTTGATTTTTTTCTATGTAAATCATAACTATATTGTTGTAAATTACAAATATGTTTAAAACAAAAAACCCCCACCAATTAAGATGAGGGAATTTTAAAAGTGCTAAAAGAAATTATGCAACGATACCAGCGATGATATCAGCGTCAACTTCTTTTGCTAAGTATAAATTTTCAGCTAAGAAAACAACAGAGTAAGAAGAACCATCTGCTTTAGCAGTCCCAGAACCCTCAGTTACCGCACTCAATTGAGCGTTTGGAAAATACCAATACTTCTCATTTGCATCTTTAACGATGATAGCAAGGTCACGTTGTCCTTCTCCTAAGATTTTTAATGAACGAGATTTTGAAGCCTCACGTCTGCTGAACATTAATGTAATTGTAGCAGTAACGAATTGAGAACCTTTCACTAAGTCGTTTGCTTCTTCTTCTGTATAGTTACCAGAGTTTCTTCTGATTTCAAAAGGAACAAAGTCTGGAGAGCAAGTGATAGCATCAATTGACCAAGTCGCATCTGTTTCTGTAATTGCAGTTACATTTGCTTGGTCGTTGATGTAAACCGCAGTGATTCCTCCGATGTTCCCATCGCACCCTTTGGTGATTGTCGTAAGTGTTGTGCAAGACATTTTGTATATATTTTACAAAAAAAGGTGGCGTTTATTGCACCACCTTTCTTTTAAGTTAGTAATTAATTCTTATGAGTAAAGAACGATTTCTGTTGGGTTAACATAAGCAAAACCAACTTTCAAATTCGCACGAGTACGTAAGTAAGGTTCAGCAACCGTGTCTGACAAGTTAACTGCTTTCAATGCTTTACCATCTCCTTCTCCGTCAAATGCGTAGATTAAGTTGTTTTTCAAAGTCAATACCATATGGTTGTTTGGCATACCTTCAGCAACTACAACTTTAATTCCTAAGAATGTTAAAGCTAAAGGAGTTGTAATGTATGTTTGAGTGTTACCAGATGCAGTAGCTAATTCTAAAGCGTTTGCTACGTTAGAAGCAACATACAATCTCAAGTCTGCTTTTTTACGGCTGATTGTTGCTGGTGCAGCAGCTAATACTTTAACGATTTCAGCGATAACATTTGAAGATGTGATAGTCGCTTTAGCAACGTCAACAACTCCACCATCAGCTTTTAATTTTTTGATGTAACCATCACACAAAGCCAAAGTTTCGTTTGTGCTTGTAGTGTCACCAGACCAACGGATGTACTCAACAGACTCTTGAATTTGTTTAGCCATCTCATCCCAGTAGTAAGACATAAAAGAAGCAACAGAGAAATCTCCGTTAGAACCTTGAGCCATTTGTAAAGCTAAGAAAGATTGCTCTAAATCAAACTGACATAATTGAGCCATAGCAGATAAAGAACAAACATCGATATCAACTGCATCTAAAGCGTCAGTTGGTGCAGTAAAGTTACAAGTTGCTGGTTGTAAGATGTTACCAAAAGTAACGTTTGCCAATTTAGTAGCAGACTTAATTCCAGGCAATGAACGATAGTTGTCTACGATGTCTTCAGAGATGTAAGAACGACCATAGAACTCATTAGGGTTAGGACATAACAAAGCGTTTGTTTCGATGTCCAAATCAAATTTTAGATTTCTTTCCATTTTTATTATTTATTAAATGCGTTTCTGTACGCAGTAAATTTAGCGTGAGCTGATAATTTAGTTTCGACTACTTCTTCCGTTGGCTCAACTTCAACTTCTAAAGAGTTTTTTAAGTCTGCAATTACTTGCAATACTTCGTTAATTTTTTCGTCAATTAAAGGCATAACAATAGATGTGATAGCTTCTGAGTCCATAGCTGGGTCAATAGCCATTGCTACTTCTTCCTCAACTTTTTCTTCTTCAATTACTTCTTCCATTGATACTTCTTCCTCAACTGGTGCGTCTGTTGCTGGCTCATCTTCCATCTCAACTTTTTCGCCCATCTCTACATCTTTAATCTCAACAACTTCTCCGTCTTTTACAACATAGATTTTGTCTTCGATTTGATGTTCTCCGTCTGGTAGCATCATATTATATTTGTTTTGTGATTGCTTTTTTGCGTCTTCCAACTTCATACCTAAAAACCCCTCAATTGAGAAACCTACTTGACCGCTTTCAACTAACTTAGTGTAGTATTCTTTGTCTGTGATTTGTGCAGTCAACATCAACGTTCCTTTTGGTACGCTAATACCATAAGAAGATAATGACTTGTCTTCCATTGGGTTTTCAACTATCCACGCTTCAAGAATGTACGCTGGTACTTCTTTACTTTTGTCGTGTTCTAAATTGAAAAGATTTTGGTTGTTTAAGTTGAACATAAACTTAGAAAAGATTTGCTCTATTTCTTGTTCAGTAAATTCAACAAAGTATTCCTCTCCATCGTCATTTCTATAAATCTCCATAGGAATCATTGCTGGTGCAACAATACGCATTTTCGGTTCATCTTGAAATTGAAAAATCTGTTGGGAGTTGAAAGCCATTCCTTTGATTTTAACGGCTGGTTTTGAAGTGAAAGCGACTTGCTCAATTCCTAACTCGTTGCCTTCTGAATATTCAGGGTCAATAGTTATTTTATAAATTGGTAAATCTGTATTCATAACAATATTGTTTTATAATTGTTAAGTGTTTAAAAATTTGTATATTTGAAGAAAAAAACGTATGGTAAAAATTAAAGAATTTGATGTTAAGAACGAAATCAATGAATTTACAATTGAGCAGTTCGAGAATGTTTCTCGCATTTTAAATGATGAGGATGTAGAAAAGTTTGAACGTTGGGCAAACCTTTTAATTTATTTAGGTGTACCAGAATCCGAAGTTTACGATTTGGAGTTTAGCGAGTTTGTTGAATACATTAAGATATTCTCAGACACTAAAGTAAAACCATCGAATGAGTTTTGTAAAGTGATTGAGTTAGATGGATATACTTACACATCACACGAAGACGAATTGAAAATCTCAGTGCGTGAAATGAAAATGATTGAGAAGCAAGTATCTAACCATCCACACAATTACATTAGTTACTTAATGTCGGTATTGTTTAAGCGTAACGACTTAACTAAAGCTGAACACTACGCAGACGCACACATCAAACAAAAAGCAAAATTGTTTAGTTCACTTTCTGCTGAACTTGCAATACCTTATGCTACATTTATTGGTTTAAAATTATCTAACAGACTACAAAATGCACCTACCGAAGTCGTGGAATAATGTAAGTGTAGAACAATTTATGGAATTGAAAGGGTTACAAGTTGACTCTTTCGATTCTATATTTGATTTTCACGTAGAAGCAATAAGCATCTTATCCGATACTGACATAAACGATGTTTACGATTTGGATTTTGACGAGTTAACGGAACTAATAAAAGAAATTAACTTCATAAATCGTGACCCAAACAAACCAGTAAATCGGATAATTGCCGATTTGCACTACATAGGTTTACAACATTTAAAAGTTGGAGAGTTTATAGACTTAGAACATTACTTTACTAACAACTATTACGCTCATTTATCAGACATTTGTAGCGTTGTTTATAGAAAGAAACGTTTTGATGAGTGGGAAAATGAAGTAATTGAACCTTATGAGTACGATATTGAGCAAAGAAAACAACTATTTAAAGACGTTAAATGTACCGATGTGTTTGGAATAGTGCAAGAGTATATCAAATTCCGTGAAAACTTTATGGAAGTATATATCAATCTATTCCAAGAACCAGCAACAGATGAAATTGAAGACGATTTAACCGATGAGGAAAAGGAAGAAATTAAGAAAGAAGACAATCTAAATAAATGGTCGTGGGAAAAAACGCTTTACATCTTAGCAAATGAGGACATTACCAAAATTGACGATGTCCTTAAAATGAATCTTATCTTCGCTTTTAATATGCTATCAATGAAGACCGAGTTGCAACTTTAAAAGAATGCTGTTGTCGGTGCAGTTGGTAGGTTTGGATAAGGCGAGTCAATCCAATTAAACTTAATTGATACCATAGGGTTATTTAAAATCTTAGCCATTTCAAGTATTGGATATTTTTCAAACTGCCACGCAATATATTCTTGTGTTACTTCTGCAAGTATATCTTTTACGTCTCCACGTTGTAGCCATTTGTCAGTAATTGAAAATGGTGGTATACCTCTACTCGTTCCCTCATCTAAAAACAAATAGTAAAACATTGCATTGATAGTAATGTTGATTTTATTCAACTCGTCTCCAGTCATTGCAGATATACGAATTGAATCGTACAATGTCCCATCTTGATAAAGACCTAAGTCTTTAATCTCTTTCTGCAAAGACCTTGCTAACTTATTACGTGTAGCATATTTTACTTTAAATGTTGCCATTAGTTTGGTGTTTCAATTGGTATAACGCATTCAGGTAGATTAGCAACTTCAAACGTAATAGTCATAACCCAACCAGCACAATAGTCTAAATCAAAGTTATTCAATGGCGATGTGTTCATTGGGCTAATTACGTCAATGCTTAAATCTTGACCATCGTAAAAGTACAAATAAAAATCGTTTAATATCAACTCAGTATCTGATAAAATTACGTTTATATTTTGTCGGTCTTTTTGAATTATATCCAAGCAATAAATATCAAAGTTAAATTGACGTGTGTTAAGTCCAGCACTTGTTGAAGTTGGTACGGCATAAACAAT